CACTAGGTCAGTGCGAAAGTGCGAAGTTTGAGCAAGTTCTGTGGGGGGGTGTATTATTTTTTTATTTTAGCCCCCTCTCTCATAGGCCTACATCTTCGCACTTTTGGCCTTTACATCTTTTCAAGGATATTTACGAACTGCTGGTTTGTAATTTTATGGATGCTTTTTACTTTATTATTCATCCAATCCAGGAAGCTTTCCATTCTATCTATTTTGTTTTTCATTTTCTTTAAAATATATATTAGATTCATCCAATAATCTAAACATCAAATGCAATGTCTCTTCGTCAAAAACTAGATAGGTTAACTTTGAGGTATCTATAGTTACACATCCATCGTTCATAAAATCTAAATTGACTAAATCCCCCTCTACGTCAAATATTCTAGCAACTGGTAAATTATCTTCTATTATAATTCTATCTATTTTGTTTTTCATTTTCTTGCTATTTCGTAACCTCTATCCAAACCTTTTGAGTACTCTTCAGTTGCTAATTCACACAATATGTTATTCAATTCAGTAAATTGTTCTGTATTTAAGTTTAGGTTTAAGGCTTCTTTTCTTTCAAATGCTTTTATTAAATTTGATGCTTTATTTGATGTTTCTGCTGACATAGTTTTTATTTTACGATTAATGAGCTTTTTGTATAACTTACTTTAGGTACTTCAACTTCTTCGCCATCTTCTGTTCCTACAAGTAATCTTCTTTGGATAGCATGATATGCTTGTTTACTTCTTTCTTCTACTTCCTTTTTCTTTTTCTCTAAGTCTTGCCATTCTTCAATGTGTTTAAAAGAAAATCTTATACCTCCGTTTCTTTTTTCAAATAAGAATCCAGAATCTTCAAAAGTTTTTTCAGAGTAGTTGTCAGCTTCATCAAAAGCTATTTCTTCAATTTGCTTTATAGCTTGTGTGTATAATGCTTGACATTTTTTTAGGTTTCCATAAGTAGAGAGAGCAGCAATATTGCCCTCTTCTACCTCTGTTAATAAATGAGCAACTTCTTGCTCACGCATCTGGAAGAATAAATCTTTAGACATATTAAAAGTCTAAAGATTCTAATGCTTCAACTCCATCTAACTCTGCAACATCTTCAACCACTACATCTTTTGCAAAATATGTAGTTAAGTAGTTTTCAAGTTCTGTTGCTTTTGCTTTTACAGTCTTAAATTCATTTTCTGATAAAGATGTATTAAAGACAAAGTTTGGTGTAGAGTATTTTACCATACCTTTCTTGTGATCCTCAGCAGATTCAATAGATATCCACTCGTCACTTAATCTTTTCCAAGCTCCTTTCTCAACTAGCTTACTCCATTTACTAACTGCTGCACCCTTTAAAGAAATGTTGATTAACTCTCCTTCTTTGGTTACTGCATAAATAGATTTGTGATAGTTACCACCAGCAGCATTTACTGCTCCTTTGATGTCTTTGTAAAGACCTTTGGCAATGATTCTACCCTTGTAAGAACGAACCTCCATTTCTTCTGTGCCAATTTGTAATACCTCGTTAGAGTATATTCCAGTCTGGTCAGAATCAGAGAACCCTTTGATACAATGATACTCTTCTAATACAATAAATGTAATAGGCAGTTTTACCTCTACATTTTGCTTAGTTTCTTTGTCGTAATACGCAAAAGACTTGTTGTTACTTTTCCACTCTAAAAATTTAGACGTTGGATTTACACTTGTTTGTATTTCTCTTTTAAGAAATCCCATAATAATAATTATTAATTAATGTGAATGATTTGTTGTGGCATCCACTTCCACGTTAAATAAAAATTGTTGTGCTTTCTGTATTTCTAGCTTTGAAAACTTTTCTTTGTTTTGAATTATGTATTCAGCTAATTTTTTTTGGGGGTTTTGCATTTTATATTTTTAACATTTTTCTAACTAGCACTACTGCTTCTTGTTTTGTCAAGTGATTGCTAGTCTTTTTTTTCTTAGTAAGGCTTGGATTCTCCCCTAAAACTAATCGAGCCTTGCTCTTAGCTTCATCAGAAAGAGTAGGTAATAGATTGATTATATTTTGTTCTAGGGGAGACATAGAGCTAAAAAGGAAGTTTAGATCCCTGAACTTCTAAAACTCCGATTAACTCATCCAAGCAACCCAAATTATATTTGTATGCGATTGCAGCAATTGCTATTTCTTGTTCATCAGTTTGAGCATCATGAAATGCTTTGTAAACTATATTGTTCAGGGTTTGATTTGACTTACTGTCTTTTGATAAACTTGTACTTCTAAGTTGTTCGATAATGTTTGACATAATTATATAATTGAAAATTCAAGGTTTTTTTCTATTGTATCGTATATTTTTTCATCTGGAAAAATTTCTCCAGCATCATCATACATTGATATGCTGATGGAGCTAACTCTATTAAACTCGTAATTCTCTTCATTTAACCAAACAATATCAACCTCTCCAAATACCTCAAATAAGTATTGGTTTGTGTTAAATTGTTTGTAAAAAGAAACAGAATCAATAGTGCTTCCTTTATAAGATGCTCTGTCTATTCTTATGAAGCAGTTTTGTAAAATTTGTTGGTGTGTTTTTTCAGAGATTTGTAGGGAAATTTCTTTCATTTTGGGTTTTTATTTTGTATATTTACTAACAATCTTTCAACAAAGATACGATACTTTACGATACAAAACGATACTTTTTAAAAAAAATAATAAAAATGACTTTTGAAGATAGTATTATCTACCTAAAAGATAAAGGGTTTTCAGCTTACGAAATCCACAACAACACTGGTTTAAATGAGGCTGGGGTTAGAAAAATACTTAGCAATAAAGTTGCTAATCCACAAAGAAAAACCAAAGAAATTATTATTGAATTTGCTACTAAGGCGATGGAAAACGATACTAATAATATAACTTTAGGGACTGAGGAAAGAATCAAAATGCAAGATTTAGCATCTGATGTAATAAAAAACCACCATAAACTTTTACAGACAGAAATCTATGGTTTATGGTTTGAAGTTGAAAGCCAAAAGAGAGCTATTCAAATTTTGAAAGAATAATATTTAATTGTTTTTTTCCTATTTCATTTTTTAGAGTTTTAAGAGTTAGTATATTTTTTTCTTTTTCTTTTTTTAATTCAGATATTTTTTCGTCCAATATATAGGGGATTAATTAATTTACAATTTACAATATTAAAAAACAATATCAAAAAATAAACGTACCTAAAACAGTTGTTACTAAAGTAGTTATTAATCATAAATCGATAGAGCATAAAGTCAGTTTTTATAAGGGTTTGTAAATCTGCCGTAGGATTCATAACCCTGAGGTCGGCAGTTCAAATCTGCTCCTCGCTACAAATAAAAAAGTAAACATAACTCTTTGTATTAAAACGATTTAGGTGTAAAATTTAAATCGTTTTTGCATGAAGAAAAACAAAAAAATACTTCAAAAATACGTTGTAGAGTACGCACTAGATGTTTTAAAAAAAATGCAAAAAAAATACACTATTTCTTTTTATACTGGAGGAATAAACGTCAATGAATGGAAAGATTTAAGTAAAAGTGAAAAAACAAAAGCACTTAAAAAATCTTGGTATTTAAGATGGTCTTTTAGAAATCCAAATACAAACAAACTAGAAAGGCAAAGTCACTTAAAAGGAGGAGTTAATAAATTAAAAAAGTTTGAGGATAGAATAAGACATTTAAAAAATTTAAAGTTTGGATTAGAGACTGCAATTAATAATGGTTACTCTCCTTTTAATTTAAATGATTTTGAAGATGAAAAAAAAGCACATACTATAAAAGAAGCATTAGAGTTAGCTTATGAACATTGTACTTTATCTGTTTCTAAAATAACATCTAAAGACTACTTCCATGCAAAGAACCAATTTTTAGACTTTCTTAAATACGATCAAACCAAAGACATAAACGATTTAACAAAGTCTGTTGTTCTTAAATTCTTAAATAAAAAACTAAAAGAAACATCTGCAAGAACACGCAACAACTCAAAAGCATCTTTATCAGCTCTGTTTACTATAATGGAAAACAAACTTAATTTAATAGATAGGAATTTTATTAAAGATATAGGTAACGAAAAGACAAAACCAAAAACAGATAGAACCTTTACAAAAAAAGAATTAAAAAATATTGTAGAGTATTTAAAAAATAAAGACCCCTACCTATTATTGTATATAAAATTTGTAGCCTATTCTTTTTTAAGACCAGTAGAGGTAAACAGATTAAAAGTAAAAGATGTAAACCTAGAAGAAAGTCTTTTATATTTTAAAGCTAAAAACAAACCTCAGAAAACAAAACGCATTCCTAGTATATTTATCGAAGATGTAAAAGCTATGAATTTACACCTATATAATAAGGAGTACTTTTTGTTTACTTTAAAAGATAAACCAGCAGAATGGAATACAGACGATAATACAAGAAGAGATGCATTTAGTAAACGATTTAAAAAAGTAAAAAATAAATTTAATTTAGGTAAAGAATATGGTTTGTATTCTTTTCGTCATTCTTTTATTACAAATCTTTTTAGGTATCTAAGAACTACCGAAAACAAAAGCTACTCAGAAGCTATAAAAGAACTGCAACCAATTACTGGTCACGAAACGCAACAAGCTCTTGAAATGTATATCCATAAAATCGATGCAGACATTCCAGAGGATTGGTCTGAGAAAATAGATTTTATACTTTAAACTGCACAAGACAAAACATTTGGCTTTCCTTTTCCATTATCCCAAACTAAAGTGTAACCAGAGTTTGAGTTATACCCTAAAGTCTCAGAGTAATAATTTCCAGTAAAAAAACTTGGCAAGTGCATACGTCTAAAATTTACTGAATCATCAGAGACAATATTAAACTTGCTTCTTTGTGATACAGATAGTTTTTCTATAATAGAATGTAAATGAGCTTCAAAGATAAAGTTGTAAGTTCCTTGTTTACCATAGTTTAAAATTATATCACTAGATGGTTTTCTGGATATACCTTTATCTCCGTGTAAGTTTATATGATTAATTCCTTCTACCTGATGCGTAGTAACAAACGGATGAAAATCT